AACTCGCGTTTTTCTCGACTTCCCAAATGCCGGACCTGTTTCTGCCTCTCTTCGTGGTTATTACGGCACAACAGAGACCGTAACAACCCACAAAAGAGAAGCAATAAACACTCTGGGTCATGGCCTAGGTACCACATTTGCCACTGTCAACGAACAGGGCTCCGCGGGAAGTCCAATCACCTTTTCAGGTGGCTGGAACAGGACGGACATGAGCACTCAAACTGGGGACACATATTACGATGGCCGCGCTAGCACAAACATTGGACTTGGCGTAGGCATAAACGGACAAGGCTTAGATCTTGAGCGCCTAGGCTTTGTCCGCTTCAACACATACGGCTTTGATTTTGGTGTAGTTAGTGGCCAGACTGCTGCAAGATACACATCCTTCAATCGACTAGCTGCCATTAGCTGTGCAACAGCTGGCATAAGAACAAATGGCAACGGAGGCAGCGCGACTCACAGCAGCGTTTATGCGAATAGCTGCGGCACGGGCTTTATACTTGGCGCCACCAACGTCATAGGCAATGCTGGTAACACGATAATGGAGCAGTTCGAATGCTCAAACTGCACCACGGGATTTTTCGTTAACGCCGGAGCAGCTAGCAGTCCGGGTTTTATTGCCAATACTCAACTAGACAATCTTGTGCTTGCAAATTGCGCTACCGGCTTAAGCATCGAAAACTTATCACGTGGTACATTTGGATCTGCAAGAATCTATTCTTGTGATTCACCAATGTTTACAAGTGGCGGCACTTTCTTTGCTTGCAAGAATATTGTGTTTACTGATCTCATTTGCGACACGCAAATTAGCGTAGCCACACAGGCGGAATTTCCAATGCTAATAAATTCTTCTGTCAACTCTTTTGCTGGCACCCGCACAAACGCCACACAAGCAAACTCCACCTTATGGACAAATGATTTGTACTTAGTAAATACAACCATTACCGCGGCCACCGAGGTAACCGATTTTTCTGCGGGTAGAAACCCGAGGTTGTATTCCCATAACCACGACAACACGGCAGGAAACCATAAGATTTTTACTGACTTTGGATTGATTTCTGCCGCTACTGATCAACGCAATACAGCCAGTGGCATTAGCTGGAAACTACAACCAACCAGCAGCACGAGCCGCACCAGTGCATATCCACTCACCCTGTCCCTGGCAAAAGTCGCCGTAGCCGCCAACTCCCTAGTCACGATCAAAGCCTGGATGCGCCGCGATAACAGCGGCCTCACCATGCGCCTGGTCTGCAAGGGCGGGCAGATCGCGGGCGTCGCTAGTGACGTGACTTCCTCTGTTTCCGCCACCAACGCTTGGGAGGAGGAAATCATCACCTTCACCCCCACCGAGACTGGCGTGGTGGAAATCACCGCAGAAGCCTGGGGTGGCACCACCCTCTCAGGCTGGGTTGACGACCTCACCATTTCACAGGCATGACCATGACCTACCACGTTCACGCTGTAGAACAAGACCTCGCCGGCAAGTGGTACGCCCGCGTGTGCCTAACCGAAGAGGAAGCGGTGTTCCTGAAATTTCAGGACTACCCCACCATGACCGAGATCCAAGAGGCTGCCGAGGCCTACGCGGCCGCTCATCAACCTGAGGTGAGTGATGCCCCTGCCGAGTAACACCGACCTGGCAACACTCGACGTTGCCTACCTCGGTCAGCCTTTCGTGCGGGTTGAGGCCAAGAGCCTCGACACCGAAACGCTGGACATCGCCTACCAGGCCCAGCCGTTTGTCGCGGTTGGGCCCAGTGCCACGCCGCCTAGCGGTCTCAACATCTGGGCCAACGTCTCCGGTGTTTGGAAGCAGGCCAGCGCCGTCTATGTCAACGTCAGCGGCACTTGGAAGACGGCCACTGCCATCCGTCCCAATGTTGCGGGGGCGTGGAAATCATGACCCTCACCGGTCAGCCTTCCCGCGTTTTCATGCCATCCTTCGCGCACGCGCTTTGATCTGACGCTAATCTGCCACTATGACGACACGTCGCGAGACGATCCTGGCCGCGGTCCGCACCGCACTCACGGGCACCACCGGCGTCAGCACGCGGATCTACCGCAGCCGGGTGGAGCCGATCAGCAGGGCCGAGAGCCCGGCAATCGTGGTGGAGCCGCTCAGCGACAACGCCAGCCAAAACACGACATTGCCGACGCTCGACTGGTCGATGACGGTCCGGGTGACGGTGATCGTGCGCGGGGCCATTCCTGACCAGATCGCCGACCCGATCGTGGAGAGCCTGCACGGCAGGCTGATGGCCGATCTGACGCTCGGCGGCTATGCGATCGACATTCAACCGATCGGCGTCACCTTCAACTTCGCGGAGGCTGATGGCGCAGCTGGAGAGATCCAGTGCGACTATCGTGTGCTCTATCGGACCTCGGTCACAAATCTCGCGAGCTGATCATGGCTACGATGGTGGACGAATACTGGGGCCAGGGCGGGTCTTACCTGCTCGACCCTAAAACCGGCAAGCGAAAGCTCATCGAGCGGACAGAGCCGGCCCAACCCTCCGAACCCCAAACCGAGGATCTGAGCGATGGCTCTGCTGACCCGCAAACGCCTGATTCTGGCGAAGACTGAGAGCACCTACGGGACCGATCCCACGCCGACCGGTTCGGCGAACGCGATCCTGGTGCGGAACCTCGAGATCACCCCGCTGCAGGCCGATACGGTTACTCGCGACCTGATCCGCCCCTATCTCGGCAACAGCGACCAGCTGCTGGCGCAGACCCGCGTTGAGGTGACCTTCGAGGTGGAACTGGCTGGCTCCGGCGCGGCCGGCACCGCCCCCGCCTACGGCCCCGTGCTGAAGGCCTGCGGCCTCGCCGAGACCGTGGTGGCCACCACCAGCGTCACCTATGCGCCGGTGAGCGCGAGCTTCAGCTCGGTGACCCTCTACTTCTTCAACGATGGCATCCGCCACAAGGTGACCGGCTGCCGCGGCACGTTTGAGCTGAGCGCCGAGGTGGGCCAGATCCCCACGATCAGCTTCACCATGACGGGGATCTACAACGCGCCGACCGATGAGTCGGTGCCGACCCCGACCTATGCCAACCAGGCCGCGCCGCTGATCTTCAAGAACGGCAACACCTCCAACTTCTCCATCTTCAGCTACAGCGGCTGCCTGCAGTCCCTGAGCTTCCAGATGGCGAATGAGGTGATCTACCGCGAGCTGGTGGGCTGCACGAAGGAGTCGCTGATCGTGAACCGCGCGCCGGCCGGCGACGTGGTGATCGAGGCCCCGACCATCACCGCAAAGGACTTCTTTGCGATCGCCACTGGCTCGAGCACCGGCTCGATCAGCTTCCAGCATGGTGCGACGGCCGGCAACATCGTGACGTTCACCACGGCCCAGTCGGACATTGCCAACCCCAGCTACTCTGACCAGGACGGCATCCAGATGCTGAACCTGCCCTACGTTGCGGTGCCCACCAGCGCCGGTAACGACGAGCTGAGCCTGGCTTACACCTGACCCTCGGAGCGCCTGAATGGCATTCGTTCTCTCACAGTCGAAGTCCTACAGCTGGCCGGTCACCGTCGAGTTCCCCATCGACGGCGGCCGGTTCGACAAACAGAGCTTCGATGCCGAGTTCAAACGACTTCCCCAGACCCGCATCCGCGAGATCTGGGATGCCATTCAGGCCGGTGAGCTGAACGACGACGATCTCTGCGCCGAGGTGCTGGTCGGCTGGGTTGGCATTCAGGACGCCAAGGGCGGCGATGTACCCTTCAGCGAGAAGGCGAAAACCGATCTGCTGAACGTGCCACTAGTGGCGGCCGCGATCGTGACCAGCTGGCTCGACAGCCTAGCGAAGGGCAAAAGAAAAAACTGACCGACGCCGCTGAGCATTGGGCCGGCGGCGCAGTCAAAGATGAGACCGCGGCAGATGCTGCAGCCTTCGGGCTGGAGCTCCCCGAACAACGGTCGGACGATTTTGAGGTGTGGCCCGAGAATTGGGACGCTGTGGAGATGTTCCTGCGCAGCGCAACGCAGTGGCGCACCACGATGAACGGTGCGCTCGGGCTCGATTATTCGGTGCTGGAGTGGCTCTTTAGACTGTACGAA